TCATCGCAACAGGGGAAGCATTATTAGCTTCAATTGTTTTTTCATAGTGAAGGAAACTAAACTTTCCAAGAGATAGACGTAGATTAGCATTACCACGAGGACCAAGCATTAATCGAGTATAAGTATCTAAAGATACGTAGATACTGTGTTTCACAACATCTGTTTTAATTTGACCAGGACTCAACCTACCGAATCCTGATCGTTTTACACCTTGCAATAAGGCAGGCAACGGAGCATCACCTGCTAAAGCAGGATCAGACGTTGCAATAATACAATCTTGATTAGCACAAAATCCTAATCCAAGATAGTCATATCTAGAATCCAATCCAGTACCCCATCCAGAATATGAAGTCATATTCAATGGTACTTGATCAACATCATCAGCATCATCATCATCTGCAGTATTAACACTGCGATTTTGAATTTTAAGAGAACTAGAACAATAGACTTGAACTTTAGCATTAATCAAATCAATTTCACAGGTATTAGCAGAATTAGCAGTAGCAGGAGATCGAATATAGATATTGCGGAAGCGAATATCATTAGGAATCAATGTAGCAGAGATAGAATCATACTTCGTATTCCAAGCACTAATAAAAGCATCCAATATTTGCGTAAAAGTAATAGGAGCAGTAATAGTAATGGAAAATCCATCATTACTTGCGGCAGCATATTGGAATTCAATTCCAATAACAGTACCAGTAACCATAGGGACAACAGTTTGTGAAGGCGAATTAGCCTTCATTCCATTACGATACATTACCATGCGAAGAAGAGCACCAAACAGTGCTCTAACTGCATACGTACGAGAAATAGTCGAATGACCAAGAATACCAGCGATAGTAGGTGTTTGGGTACCAGACTTTTCAACAGACAATTGATACGCTGTATTCAATTTACGACGAGTAACGCGCTTTTCCGCGTTACTAATACGGCTTTGGGTCATGTAACCACCAAATGACCCAGGATTATATCTTCTACCCCTTTTAGGGGTAGAACTTCCTTTAAAATATTTGTACGCACTGTAACCAATATCAGCAGCGGTCAGAGCCGCTCCAACATAAGGAACAAACCGTGAAGCAGTGCGTAAAGCACCGGTACCAAGAGCACGAGCAGCAATACGTGACGCACCAACAGCGCCACGTTTAGCAAGAACGGCGCGAGTAGCTCTGTTACGCAGAGCTACTTTACCAGTGGCCAATCGTCGCCATAACTGACGACGACCGGCGCGATTACTAATAAATTTACCATTAGAAGAACGATATCTAGGCATATTAAACTATGAGGGCCACCCGTAATATTATATAGGGGGTGGCCTTATATAGTATAAGAGTATCCTCAAATCCTCTTAAATAAGGGAAAGTCTTCACCTCAAGTATTTTTGTTTTCCTAGATATGTTACGCCTAATACTAACCCTAACCCTTTTAACCCTAATCCTAACCCCACGCTGCGCGTGCTTCTTACCCACAGCTCGCTCACGCGAACTGCCTTCTAACAGTATATGTGGTTTATATTGTTGGTTTGATAATACTATTGGAGTTGCAGAACCATTTCGCAATGGTTCTCATATTGGATTTCACATTGAATATATCCAAAATGCACTATAAATACGATTGTTTCTCATAATAAAAATTATAATGGTTTTTCGCGTACAAGGTACGCATTTTAGTCTAACTTATCCACGCTGCAACGTCGATATAAATGCACTCCTCCAATTCTTCAAACAATTCACCAAAGGCAGAGCCTCGGTGGTTGAAGTTATCGTTTGCTCCGAACAGCATGAAGACGGAGGAGACCATCGACACGCATATATTCGACTCGACAGGCGAATCGATCTACGGAACCCAAGAGACTTTGATTTCATGGGATTCCACGCGAACGTTCAACGCTGCGTTAATCCCGAAGCATGGAAGAATTATATTAAGAAAGACGGATCATTTATGGAATGGCAAAATGAAGCTACCAACGAAGATAATACCTTCGAACTCGCAAGAACGTTACCATACGAAGAATTCTTTGAGAGAACTAGAAAGAAACAAGTATCTTTCATGTATGCGAAGAACGCTTGGGATCACACGCAATCGGAATTGAATCAAATTACGCTTTACGAAGATCCAAACTTGAACTTGAACTTACCGTTAATTGAACCATTGCAATGCTTCAACTTGTCAACGGAATTGACAAATGTAATCGTAGGTCCCACAGGTTGTGGTAAAACCGTAACTTTGTGTAGGAAGATGCAGAAGCCAATCCTTTTCTGCACACACGTCGATCAGCTGAAGAACTTCCAGCAACATTTGCACCATTCGATACTTTTCGACGACATGGACTTTTCGCATTGGCCAGTGACGGCACAAATACATTTGACCGATCGTCAAATGCCACGAGCGATCAACAGGAGGTATGGAACAACACTGATTCCGCCAGGGGTGCAAGTCTCGGTGACTTGCAACACGCGCCCATTTACGTGGGATCCAGCGATCAATCGGAGACTGAATCTCTTAACGCTATCGTAGATAGCATGATAGATGATTACTTTGAATAAAATTTATTAACTTCTAAAAAATTCAGGAATAGGCAAATCACCTGATTTGACTATAATCTTTGCACTTACATACAACTGATTTTCATAGGCAATACTCATCGCAACAGGGGAAGCATTATTAGCTTCAATTGTTTTTTCATAGTGAAGGAAACTAAACTTTCCAAGAGATAGACGTAGATTAGCATTACCACGAGGACCAAGCATTAATCGAGTATA